CAGTCCGATCAGCAGGATCTGGTGCAGACCGATCTCGGCGATATCGTCGGCATTACCGGCGGGCATCTCTCGGCCGCAGACGGCGCGATTTTTTGCGAGAGAGGCATCTGGAGAGTGGCATACGCCGGAAGTCCGGCGATCTTTGACTTTGCCGTGGCCGAGGGCAGCAGTGGTAGCCCGTCGCCGTTATCGATCATCGAGCGGCGCCTGGTCAGCGGCAGCGGTCCCTCGCTCGCCGTCGACTACTTTTTGGGAAATGACGGCTTCTACACTTTTGACGGCAGCTCCTGTGTGCCGATCGGCGCGCAAAAGGTCGACCGCACCTTTTTCAACGATCTCGATACGCATTTTTTGAATGTGGTGCAGGGCGCCTACCTGCCCAATCAGCGGATCGTCATCTGGTTCTATCACGGGCGGCAGAACAACGGGCACTACAACAAAGCGCTGGCGTTCAACTGGGAACTCAACCAGTGGGCGCCGGTCGACCTGACTGCCACGCCGGTCGACTGGGTGACGGGATCGACCTATTCGACCGCGGGCTATACCCTCGACCAACTCGATGCGCTCGGCCCGCTCGACAGCCTCCCCTTCTCATTGGATAGCCGCGCCTGGACATCGGGGCAGCAGATCCTCTCATGGTTCGATGTCAACCATGTGCAGAACTATGTGACCGGCCCCTCGATGCGGGCGGTGGTCGAGACCGGCGAGCAGCAGCTCTTCCCAGGGCGGCGCGCGCGCATCACCTCGACCCGGCCGATCGCCGACAGCGTGGTGCCGGTATCGATCGCGGTGGGCGCGCGCGAGATGACGCGCCTGCCGGTGGTCTATCAGCTCGCGGTGCCTGAGAACATCATCGGTGATTGTCCGCAGCGGACGACGGGGCGCTATGTGCGCTTTCAGATGGTGGTGCCGGCGGGCGCCAATTTCGAGCACCTGCAGGGCATCGATGTCAGCGCGGTGCCGGAGGGCGTGCGCTAAATGGGGCAGGCGACGCTCGTCCTGCCGACCGCAGGACCGCTCGTCCCTGCCGATACCGGGGCCAATGTCCGCGCCTACGTCGTTCGCCTCGGGCGCACCGTCAACGAGGCGATGCGCGGCAACCTCAGCGCGACGCTGCAGGTCACGCTCGTTCCCAACGATATCACCAGCACCTTTAGCGATACGCGCATCGGCCCCTGGACCGCGATCAGCCTGGTGCCGCTGACCGCTCACGCCGCCGCTCTCCTGCCCTATTGCTCGTTTGCCAACCCCGTCAAAGGCAGCGCCACGATCAATCATGCAAGAACTACTTACAGCGATTGCACCTATCTCGCGTGCCTTATCGGCACCTGAGATCGACATCTTCGCGCCGCCGGTCGACCGGCTGGCGCGGCTCTGGCACATCATCGAACCGATCTTAAGGCGCGCCACCAACCGCGCCCCCGCCTACGAGCCGATCGATATCCTGCAGCTCGTCATGGCGGGGCGCATGACGCTCTTCGTCATCACCGAGGACGACAAGGTGATCGCGGTGTGCGTCACCGAATTAAAACAGCACCCGCGGCTGCGCGTGCTCGAGGTGCCGTTTATCGCCGGCACCGGGCTCAAACGCTGGCATGGACGCCTGCTCGAGGTGCTCGACGCGCAGGCCGAGGCGCTGCAGTGCAGCGATATCCTGGGCTTTCTGCGCCGCGGCTGGCAGCGATTTGGCTTTGAAGAGGATGGCGTGATCCTGCGCCGCCGGGTCGGAGGATAGCGATGGGTTCCAAGGGTCCGAGCGGCAACACCACCACAACCGTCCAGAACACCAACCCTGCCGCACAAGCGCAGTTGCCGTACCTGCAGCAACTGTGGGGCAGCGCGATGGGGCTGATGCCGGGGAACCAGAACGGAGCCGGCGGCAGCATCATGGGTTTTGGCCTCGGCGCCGACAACTCGCCGCTCAACCAGATCTTCAACTACGCTGCAGGGCAAGGCGCGAACTACGCTGGCCTCGGCGGGCAGATCATGGCGCCGGCCTATCAGACCATGTCCAACCTGATCGGCATGGGCATCCCTGGCACCACCCAGGCAAACATGCTGACCAACAACGCCGCTGCAGGAGCCAATCTCGGCAACCAGTACGGCGGCGCGATGCAGAACGCCGCCAACAACATCACCGGGCAGGCGCCGACATGGGGCAACCTGCTGCAGGGCACCGGGGCGAGCGCGATCGGCGACCTCTCCGGTATCGGCAACTACGCGATGAACACGCTGCCCGCCATGGGGCAGGGCGCGCTCTCGGGGCTGAGCGGCCTATCAGGACAGGCAGGTGTCGCCGGCAACCCTGCCGAGGCCGGTCTCTACGGCGCCTCGGGCATGGCGATCAGCGGCAACCCGATCTACGATTCGCTGCGCGGGATGGCGTCGGGGCAGTATATCAACCCCTCCACCAACCCCGCGCTCGCCGGCACGCTCAAGGCCGCGACCGATCCCCTCGTCAACCAATATATGCGGGCGACCGCACCGCAGACCGATTCGGCATTTGAAGGGGCGGGGCGCTATGGCTCGGGCGCGATGGCGAGTGCGCAGGCCAATAACCAATACAATCTCGGCCAAGCGCTCGGCAGCGCCACCTCCAATATCGTCAACAACGCCTACAATACCGGACTGCAATCGACGCTGGGGGCGGGCAGCGCGCTCGGCCAAGCCTTCAACCAGGGCATCGCCAATACCGGCAACCTGCTGACCAACGCAGGGCAGATGGCGCAGGCTGGGGTCAACAATGCCGGCAACCTCTTGAATGCCGGCTATACCACCGGGGGCAATCTGATCAATCAGGGCATCGGCGGCGGCACCCAGGCGCTCTCCAACGCCTACAATATCGGCGGCGGGCTCTACGGCAATGCCGCCAACACCAACCTCAACTATCTCAATACCGGGCTGCAGGGGCTTGGCGCGGCGGGCGGGCTGCAGAACCAGTTCCTCGGCACCGCCAATACCGGGCTGACCGGCGCCGGCAACGTGCTCAACTACGGCGATATCGCTGCGACCAGCGCGGCGGGGCAGGCGCCGACCTTTGCCAACTACCCGACAAGCCAGTGGACCGCGGCCGAGAATGCGCCGTTCCTGCCGTACAGCAATCTCGCGAGCATCATCGGCGGCGCCATCCCCGGTCAGGGCACGCAGACGACATCGCAGCCGTACTACAGCAACACCGCCGCCAATGTCATCGGCGGACTCGGCGGCATCGCTTCGCTCGGCAATTCGCTCATGGGCATCTTCTCCGATCGCCGCTTAAAGCGCGATGTGAGGCGCATCGGCGAGCTCAGGAACGGTCTGCCGGTCTACCGCTTCCGCTATCTCGGCGACAACCGCCTGACCATCGGCCTCATGGCTGACGAGGTCGCGCGCGTCCATCCCGATGCGGTGATCGCGGTGGGTGCGATGCGGCTGCAACGGGTCGACTATAGAAAGGCGGTGCGCTGATGGGCCAAGCTCCGAGCTATCCGGCGGGCTATGCCCCTGGTCTGACCCAAGACCAGATCGGCAATATCAACCAGCAGGGGTTCACCTATACGCCGCAGACGACGATCGGCACGCCCACCGGCAGCATGCCTTTTGCCCAGCCGCAGGGCTATTCGAGGCTGACCCCTGACCAGATCCAGGCGGTGCAGCGCCAGGGCTTCTTCAACCGCCCCGACGCGACGACGGGGCAGGGTGGGGGCAGCCTGTGGGACCGCATCACCAAAGCGCTCGGTGAGCAAGGCATCACGAAAAACTGGCAACAACTCATGGCGCAGGGCACACCCCACACCGCGCAGGACATGATCCCGCCGCCGGCCAATGCGCAGCAGATGCAGATGCCGCGACCGGGAGGGTTGCCGCAATTCACCCAAGCACCCTTTACCACCGGGGTCGGCGTCGACATGAAGGGCAACCTCAATAACCAGCTTGCCGCTATCCAACAGTTGATGAATCGAGGCTGACATGGCTGGGCTGCTCGGCAACTTCCTTAGCGCCGACGATCCCAACGCGCTCTATAACGGGCTCCTCTCCGATCCCGGCACCCAGCGCGCCATGGCGTGGCGCAACATGCAAGCCATGAGTGGTGTCGCCGGTCAGCTCGCGATGCCGACCCGCATGCCGATCGGCATCGGCGCTGTCTTGGGACAGATGGCGGGCGCCATCCCCGGCTCCGAGGACGCGCTGATGGACGCGCGCCTCAAGGCGGCGCAGGGCAACCAAGCCAGCGCTTACGTCAATATCATGAATAAAGAGGCGCCGCTCGCCGACATCATTTTCAAAAACGGTATCCCTGGCATGGGCGGGCAGCCGGGAGCACCGGGTGCGCCAGCGGCGCCGGGTGCGCCTGCGTCGACTGGCCCGACGCCGCTCATTGGCGATGCCTCGATCTCGTCCAAGCCTGGTGGCAATCCGGCCGAGATCGACACCAACAACTTCGCCGGCATGCGCATGCCGAATGTGCCGGCGGCTGGCGGGCCGCGCACCAACCCGGCGGGCTGGCAAAAGTTCGCCACGCCCGAGGAGGGGCTGCAGGCGATCAGCCAGCAGCTCGATCGCTATTATCAGGGCAAAACCACCGGGCAGCCGCTCAACACCATCAGCCAGATTGTTTCGACCTGGGCGCCGGCAAGCGATGGCAACCCCACCGCGGCGCTGATCAAACGCGCCTCTGCGGTGACCGGGTATGCGCCCGATCAGCCGATGGATCTCACCGACCCGCTGACCAAGGCGCGGCTGGTCGAGGCGATGATCCGCAACGAGCAGGGCGGCTTTATGCCGGCGAAGGTCACGCCGGAGATGATGACCAAGACCTTTGGTCTGGGTAACCCTTACGAATTCGCCACTGCCACAGGGCGCCCGCCGCCCGGTGCTCCCGGCCCGACGATCCAAACCGCGGGCGCGCCCAAATCGCTGGTGCCGCCGCCCGATGAGAAGTTGCAGACCATCGAGGGCGCCCCCGTTGTGCCGCCGGCCGCACGCGCTCAGCAAGTGACTACCCGCTCGCCCTTCCTGCCTGGAAGCGTGCCGGGTGCCAACAACTATCTGGCGGGTTCGAATATCGATCAGATCGAGCGCTATGTCGGGCGCCCGCTCGCTGAGGTGCCTGGGTCCGCGCCGGGACCGCAGGCAGCCGCTGGTTCACCCGATCAGGTCATTCCATCGCCAGGCGACTACAGGCTGCTGGCGAATGCGGTGCGCCCCGCCGCGGCCGGTCCCGGCGAAGGACCGCAATCGCTGGTGCCGCAGCCACCCGCAGCACCCACTGTGCCGCCGCCTGCAGCGCCCCCGGCTGGGGCACCCGTGCCCACCGGTCCCCCCGCGCCTGGGGCTCCCCCCGCGCCTGGTGGGCAGCCAATGCCCGCCATGCCGGCACCACCCGTGCCACCCGTACCACCGGGAGGCGGCGGTCCCATCAACCTGCCGCAGCCGCAAATGCCGGCGGGGATGCCGGGGATGAACCCCGAATCGGTGCGCGCGGCGCAGGCGCTCTCGTTCCTGCAATCGCTGCGCGGCGCTAACACGCCTGCGTTCATCAACGAGATGGCGTCGCAGCCCTTCCAAGCGCAGATGGAGGCGTACAAGAATTACCTTGCCGAGCAGCAAAAGCTCTACGGCACCAACCTCGATATCGCCGCGGCGGGGCCAAAAGCCGGAGCAGAGGCGGCGGCGCGTCAACCCTTCGAGCTGCAGCAGAAGCAGTACCAGAACAATCTCGACATGACGAAGGCGCAGTACGACAAGCAGCTCGAGGTCGCCACCGCCGGCACGATCTCGCGGCTGCAGGCCGAGGGCAAGCTGTCGTCCGAGCTCACCCTCGAGCAGGCCAAGGGCAACAACACGGTCAAGACCGAACTCGCCAAGCAGGGCATGTATATCGACGATACCGGCAAGGCGCAGTGGATACCGGGCTGGTTTGAGAACCGCATCCGGCAGGAGCAGCAAGAGGCGACAGCAACCGAGACCGGCAAGGTCTTGACCATGCCGATGCAGCAGCGCCAGCAGTTTCTCGCCGACTACTATAAGAACAATGTCGTCGCGCCGGCGAGCGCGGCCGAGAAGGGCATGTTCACCCTGACCGCACTCGGCAACTCGCTCAGCAATATCCGCACCGGCGACCAGGCCCAGTTGCGCCTGCAGCTCTCCAAGTGGTTTGCCGATGTCGGCACCACCTTGGGCTTCGCACCCAATGGCGAGGTGCAGCGGATGATGGCGGCGGGCGAACTGATCAACAAGCAGGGCAATACGCTCGGCTTTGAGATGGCAAGAGAGCTCGGCTCGCGCGAAAGCCAGATGGTGATCCAGCAGGCGATCTCCTCAAACCCCGGTCTGACGCTCACGCCGCAGGGCAATCAGACGCTGATCAATCTCTTGAAGACGGGGTTGCAGCGCGATCGTGACAAGATGACGTTCTACGATAACTGGTTCCAGCAGCACGGCAGTTATGAGAACGCCTACGAAGCCTTCCAGAAGCAGAACCCGGTCGAGGTCGCGGTAAGCAAGGTAGTGCCTTACCAGCTCAGCAACCCCAACCAACTGAAGGATCTGCCGCCGGGGACGCGCTATCAGCGCCCGAACGATAAGAACACCTACACCTACGGTGGTCCGGCCGCGCCGACAGGAGGCACGCCATGAGCTGGCCCAACGATCCTGCCGAGCCGGGGATGCCACCGCCGGGATCATCGTGGTCACCCGGTCAACCTGATCCGCGCCTGCAATGGCCCAGCGGCGATCAGGCCACGCCCCCGCCCACACCGCCACAGCCGCAGCGGCCGGGGACATTTGCGCCGGGGCAGGACAATGTCTTGCCCAACGCCCCCTATGGCGCGACCGACGAAGCAGTGCATACGATGTCGTTTGGCGTATCGGATGTGCTGCATGCGGTCAACAACGCCGCGCGCGACTGGCTCAAGGGCAATGGCTACGACTACTCGGACCAGTTCCAGTACATCAAGCGGGGACGCGAGCAGTACGAGGCCGAGCACCCGTTCCTCAGCACCGCCGCGAGCGTTCTCGGCGGCGCCGCGTATGCGCCGGCAGAGGCGGGCACCACCTTTGCGACGCGCGCCGCGCCGGTGGTCACTGATGCTGCGGAGTCGCTCGGCCGGCGTATGCTTCAAGGCGGGGTTGTCGGCGCGACGACTGGCGGCGTGACCGGCGCGACCAACAACGCCTATGCGACGCCGGATCAATCACTGGCGGCGCGAGCCGGTGAGCATGCCGCGACCGGCCTCGTCACGGGTGCCGGTCTCGGCGCTGCGATCCCGCCGGTCACAGCGGCAGCGAGCAACCTCGTCGGCCGATTTGCCAGCGGTGTCTACCGCTTCTTCAATCAAGGCGAAACGCCGGGTCCGGTCGGAACCGCAGTGGGCAATCTCATGCCCAATATCGTCAGCAACCCGACCAGCCTTGCCGCCGACAAGCTGCGCGCCTGGACGACAAAGGACATCGAATCGGGGCTGCCCGATTACTCGATGAGCGACGCACGCCTTGCCGGCAACGCACCGACCTCGCTTGCCGACATCTATCCGAGCGTCAGACGTGGCGTCGGCGACCTCTACAATCGCGACACGGCAGCGGCACCTTATATCGAGACGACGCTCAACCAGCGCGACCAAGAGGCACGGCAGCGGCTTATCAGTGGACTCGACAAGACTGCCGGCACCGGTCCCGAGACCTTTGAAGCGGATCGCATCCTGCAGGCAAAGCAGCGCGCCAATGCCAAGCCGGCTTACGACAACGCTTATCTGCAAGCCCCGCCCAACCCCGATTGGTTTCAGCCGGGGGGATCGGTCAACACGCTCCTCTCCCGCCCGTCGATGACCGATGCGATGGGCCGCGCCCGTAGCATCGCTGCCGAGGAAGGACGCGACCCGAACTCGCTGGGCATCACCTTTGACGCAGACGGCAACGCCAAGTTTGTCGGGGTGCCATCCTGGCAGACGCTCGACTACGTCAAGCGTGGACTCGACGACGTTATTGGCGCCTATCCGCGCAATCCGCTGACCGGCAAGCCGATCCTCGATACGCGGGGCCGCGCGGTGGTCGATACCCGCAGCGACTTCCTTGGTCTGCTCGACAAGGCCAATCCGCAATACGCTGCGGCACGGGCGGTTTATAACGGCGACCAAGCTGCGCGCGATGCACTCGAGCAGGGCTCGCATATCTTGTCGCCAGGGATGAGTGCGGCCGAGAACCAAGACATCTACAGCCGGCTCACCCCTGGCGATCAGGAACTCTTCCGGCTCGGCGGCACCAATGCCTTGCGCCTCAAAATCAGGAGCGCGCCTGACAGCGCCGACGAGACCAAGGGCATTGCCAATAGCGACGAGCAGCGCGACAAGCTCAAGCTGCTGTTCGATCCCAAGAGCAACAACTATCAGACCTTCCTCGATCAGGTGAACGAGGAGCGCAATCTCTTCAACACCAAGACCAACCTTATCGGCAACTCGGCGACTGCCAGCCGGATCGGCTCGTCGGTGGCGAATGCGCCGGCTCATCCGTTGACTGCGGCGATCCCGGCCGCACTGGTGGCGGGTGGCGCTGTGGGTCCAGCCGCTGCTGTCAAAGCCGGCGCGACCGCATTGGCGGTTCCTGCCATACGCCAGCTTGCCGAGAACTTCGCCAATCGCTGGACCGGGAACTCGCCGTTGATGCAGCAAGCGCTCGCCAGCCTCGCGCTCGCACCGGGTGCGGCGGGACGGCAGGCGTTGTCCCTGCTCACACGCGATCTGAGCCGGCCGATCGCGCCAGGGTATCTGCCTGGGGTGATTGGCGGCACAGCCACGCTGCAGAATGGGCCGAACCCCTATATCAGCGGACTGCTCGCACCGCAGCAGTAGCTAGTAGCGCGTGCTGAACGCGCCGCACGCGAAGCAGATCAGAACGACCAGAATCCAGACTTCCATCGCCGCAAGTCCTTGTTGCGTTGCCCAACATAGGTACGCCATGACCGACGATCAAGGCACGCTGCTCGCCTGCGTCATCAGTGCTGCCATGTTCATCGCGCTGCTGTGGCTATCGGCATGAAAAGCGATAAGTGATCAGGGCAATTGCCGCGCTGATCTGTCTTGGCGTCGCGGCTTGCGGGGATCGGATCAACACGGTCTTTGACGACTACGGGCGCAGCGTGTCGATCGTCCACACCGGGGAGTCGATCGAGGGACCGATCCTTGTCGAGATCGGTCAGTTCGATGCGGCGGGTAAGTTTATGACCATCTCTGGCGGGTCGGGTGAATCGCTGGTCCAATCCGTTATTCGCGGCGCCGGTGCGGCCTCGCTCTACGGCATCGCGCAGCGTCCCAACCAAACCAATGTCAATGCGTCGGGCGGCAGCGGCGGCGGCGCGGGCACCGGCTCGACGGGCATCGGCTCAGGAAGCCCCGGTCAGGGCGGCGGCATCGTCAATGTGAACAGCGAATCGAACGCGACCTCGCGGGCGAGAGGCGGAACCGGCGGCAGCCCGACGTCGAACGCGACGGGTCAGGGTGGTCAGGGCGGGATCGGCGGCAACGTAACAGGCGGGGCGGGCGGTCAAGGCGGGACAGCCACGGCAGCCCCCTCCAACACCAATGCTGCCACATCGTCGACGACGAGTGGGGCGGGCGGCAATTGCCAGGGCAACTGCCAATGAGGCGAAATGATATGGCTGACTATTACCTTGGCCTCGACAGCGCGGCGACGATCACCAACCCGCGCGCGCTCACCTTTTTCGATTTCGCACTGCGCTACCTCAAATGGACCGATACCAGCGAGATCACCGGGCTCCTCGGCGCGGGTATCGCGGTCGGGCTGATCTGGGAGCATGGCACAGACGACGCACTCGGTGGTGCGGTGGCTGGCTCTGAGGCGGCGCAGCAGGCGGTTGCCAAGGCGCGAGCGCTGGGCGCGCCCGAGGGAGCCGGCATCTTTGTCGCCGTCGACATGGACACCGCGGCGCTGACCGAGGCGCAGTTCGCCACCGCCTGCGCCTATTGCGATGCCTTTGTCGCCGATGTTGTCGAGGCCGGCTTTACCGGCGGCATCTATGCCTGCGGCGATGTGCTGACGGCGACCATCGATTGCGTGCCGTGGCTCGCCGGCGCGATGGGGTGGGCGGGATCGCACGCCTACGACAGCGCCGGGAGCTGGGTGATCAAGCAGGGGCTGCCGATGGATGGCGGCGAGTGGTGCGGCATCACCTGGCCCAGTGTCGGTCTCCAGTACGATCCAAACATCGCGACCGAGATCGGCTGGGCCTGGCAGCCGGATGATCTACCGGCTGTCGTCGACATCCCCTCCTGCTTTGATCTGCAAACCGCGCTCGTCGCCCAAGGCTACGATGTCGGGCCGAGCGGCTGCGACGGGCTATGGGGCAAGCATACGAGCGATGCGCTCGGAGCCTACTACGCCGACCACTCAGGTTAGCCGTCCTCAAACTTGCGGTGCATCTTGAGCATCGCCCCGGTCAGCTTGCGGCTGAGATTGGCAAAGGTCTCCTCGGGCAGGCGGCGCAAGAGGAGGACGCTCGGCAGATCGACCGGCGCGTCGTTGAGCGTATCCATCGCGAGCTGGAGCAGGCACGTCATCGCGCCGACCTCGTCGGCCTCGAGATGAAAGTCCATCGCCTTGTACCCACGGGCGGCGAGTGCGGCGATCAGCGCATCGTGCTTGCACGGCATAGCCCCCTCCTTGTGACTCATTTGTGTCCGTAGGTTCGCGTTTTGGATCGTTTTGGAGCGTTGTTGCCCGTTGTCGATCGTTGCCCAAAAATGCCTAAAACTGGCGGAATTGCTGGAGTTTTTAAGGGTTGTCGAGGGAGCGGCCAAGCTCCCCCGACATCTTGGTCAACAATGTGCTCGGTTCAAAATAACGCTTTTGTTCTAATCGCTTAGAGCGGGACACTTAATCTTGTGCCGCCGGTGCGTCAGTCCTCCTTAGCTCACGATCGCCAGCGACACAGGCGCCTCGCCGCGGAACCGGCGGATCGCTTCCTGCTGTCCCTCGGGCATCAGGTGCGCATAGCGCTCGACCATCTGCACCTGACCCCAGCCGCCTTCCTCCTTCAAGCGCAGCAGATCCTTGTGCACGGCGTAATGCCAGGACGCCCAGGTGTGCCGGCAGGAGTGCGGGGTCAGCTCGCGGCGCAGACCAGCGCGCTCGCGCGCCGCAGCCCACCCGCTTTCGATCTGGCAGCCACCGCCCGACTTGCCGACCGGCTTATAGGGGCGGTTGCCGCTCTGGACACCCGTGAGAAAGACGCGCCCGATCGGCTTGGGGCCGAGCGCAACCAGCGCGGCGAGCGCGGCAGGGCACAGCGCCGCGACCCGCCGCTTCTTCGCCTTGGTCATGGTCGCGCGCCACTGCACAGTGCGTCCGACGAGATCGATCTGCGACCAGTCGAGGTAGAGCGCTTCCGATAGCCGCGCCCCAGTGCAGAGCATAAAGGTGAGCAGCGGGCGCAGATGCGGTGCGGCGCAGCGCACCAGCTTCTCGGCCTCGTCCGGCGTCATGAACGCGGTTTCGACCGGGTCTAGCTTGGGCGGCTTGAAGCGCGGGATCTCGCACCACTCGCGGAATGCCGCGTGATTGAGGATCGCGGTGACGACGATATAAAGGCTGGTGCGGACGGTCGACTTCTTGACCTCCTTCTCAAACATTGCCTCGGCGATCTTGTCCATAAAGGACTGCTTGAATTCGGCCAGGGTGACCTTGCTCTTGCCCATCTCTTCGAGCACACCCAAGACGCGCCCGATGCGATATTCGATCTGTGGTGTGGGCTTCTCGACCTTGATGTAGCTCTCTGCGGCTTCCCAAAAGAGCTTCGACCCCGGCTTCTTGCCGAGATGCGCCTCGGTGATGAGCTGCTTCTCGATCATCAGTCCTTCCAATTCCGCCGTCTTGCGGTCATCAGACGACGCACGTTTGCGAACTCGGTGGCTTTTTCCGTTGGCGTCGTCGTAGCGGATATCGTGGTAGAAGGCGCCCGCTCGCTCGTAGAGTTTGTGTGACATGTCCGCATAACCTTTTCGAGTTGGTTGATCGCGTGGGCATCGAACCGGATCTGTGTGCCGGTGCTGAGCACCTCAATTTTGTGCCGCTTGCAGAATTCCCGCAGCGCCCGAGGGCTCATGCGGTATTTCTCTGCGGCTTCCTTGAGGGTCAGCACCTGCTCCGGTTTTGATCCCACCGACATTGTTCTATCCCCGATATGTTGGGTTTTGCAACATGTTTACGCGGGCACATCAGGTGGTGAGTCACTTTGGCGCATGATGTTGCGCAGCTTGTTGAGAAACAGTTCGCACTGCACCTCATGCTGCTGCACCTCGAGCAGGGTGCGGTGCTCCTTGTAGGGCGGCGGGTTGGTCGCCGGACGCGCTGCGCCCTCCCAGTATCTAAGCATGACCGGCGACGTCCTCTTCATGCTCGGCCTGCATCAACTGCTGGATGACGTACTCCCCGACACACTGTGCGGCCTCGAGCCAACGCTGCGCCATCTCCTTGTCGACCGTCCCCATTTTCTCGCGCAGCCATGCCGGCCCGCGGCGGATAAATTCGGGCTCGCCGGCAAAGTCGGGAACGGTATGCAGCAGCCAGCGGGCGATGATCTCGTACTCGTCGAGATGGACGATCGTGTACTTGCTTTGCTTCATGCCATCTCCCCCTGCTCGTCGAGCACAGCGCGCTGCACCTGCAGCAGTCCCGCGACCCAGTTGAGGACGTCCTCCATCGACTGGTTGAAATGCGCTTTCCCCATGGCGCGATAGGACTGCGACTTCGCGGTCCAGATCCGCACCACATTGCTTGCAACAGTAACGACGGCGTAATCGTCATAGGCCGAAACATAGGTCGCAACATGCTCAGCCTGGCGCGCGTCGTCGCAAACAATCGTGCGCTCGTCAAACCACCCGGTCTCGATCAACGCGCGTTTTCGTAAATGCTCGGCGCTTCTGTATTCGTTGGTCTCGATCTCGGGCAAACTGTGCCAGGCGGTGTTGAGCTCGGCAAAATACGCGGCGTGGCGGGCATGCGAGCGTTCGTTGTGCTCCTCCAACAGATAGCGCGAACCGACCCAAAACCGTGCGGCGGCAGCATCCGGCCGCAGCGGGACCAGTGCCCACCCATTCCATCGCCACCACAAAGCATCGCTCATTTGATGTCCGACAGCACTGAGAGCGTCTTGTCGAGCGGCAAGATCTGGGTATCGGGGATCGGCACCGCCAGCACGCGCTGCAGCGCCTTGTGCGTGGCAACCGCGGCAACAGCCCCCAACAGTGCAAACCGTCCAAGCGCCTGCTGACGCTCGCCTGCGGTCAGGCTCGGGCTCTCCAACAGCCCCCGCATCTCCTTCAGTCCGTTCGACGCCTGCCGGTAGGCGCGGCGCCTGCGGCGATCGGGCGCCACCGTCGCGCGCTCGCTATCGGTCAGCCGCCGGTAGCCGACATTGGGGATCGCCTCAAACACAATCCCATCCTCATCGCGCAGTTCAACCCGCGCTGATGCCACGATGTGCCGGTTCTCCTTGACCGAGCACTCGGCCGCGGCATCGAGCGTGGCGTAGCTGATGGTCTCGCCGGGTTCAGCCGCCCGCAGTGCCTCAGCCACGGCAGCACGCTCAACTGCCCGACTGGTGGAAAACTGCGGCTCTGCCATTGCGGGTTCCTTCAAACTAGAGCGTTACGGCGCGATGCGTTGTGCCAGACGAAGCTACGTTACGATGCGACATGCCGAGCAACGGGATATTGCGCGAAGTCAATACACGTTACGTCGCGGGAAGATGCGGCGGGTTGCGATGCGCTGCGTAACGGCGAGTCAGTCCACGTCACGCAAATAATTCCTCCTAAAACTGGGCGTTACGTACGTCACGAAACCTCCTGAAAATCGTTGATCTGCCACCTGCCGTAAAAGCCACCCCGCGCCGGCCGGAAGCGGCCAATGCCACCAAAGGCGCCAGCCTGCTCGACGTGATAGCGCAGCACCTCTCCGGTGATGGTCTCATCGAGCACATGGAAGCCGACATCGGCAGTCCATTCCTCGATCTTGGGATAGCAGCGCCATACCCTGGTCGAACTGCCCTTCTGACCGTTGGCGTCGACGTAGACCCATTCCCCCGGCACATCATCGCGGGTGATCGAGAGGATCGGCCCATCGACAACCAATAGGCCGGCGAGGAAATGCTTGGTAAAGGTCTGCTTGCCCTTGCCGGGTTTCTGTACCGATAAATATCGCGCGGTAAATGATAGCGATTCCTTGAACTGCGTCGGCGGGATGAACACGCGCCCGTCCGGCAGCGAGTGGCAGTGATATCGCCAGCACCGCTCCTCGTAGTCTTCGTGACTCTCTTTGTCGTCGCGCGGGTGCTCGCGGGCAAAATTGCGCGACTGGCTGTAGGGCGACACGCTGGACAGTGAAGCGATAAAGACTTTCATTTCTCCTCCCCTTAGAGAACCACGTTACGTAATGGGACACTAAGTCAAGCCAAGCTGAGGAATGTTAAGCTAAGCTACGAAACGGTGCGTTGCGCGATGGAACGAAACAAGAAGCAACGCCACGATAAGGCTAGTTACGCGACCAAATGATATGGCATACCGCGTTACGGTGAGTCACAAGACGCGATCAAGCTCCTCTGCTGTAAATTGAGAAAACAACGTTATGTTACGGCGCGTAACGATGCGAGATGGAACGGGACGCAGTGCTAAGGAATGAAATGTTACGCTAAGCTACGAAACGGCAGTTAAGCTCCTCTGCTGTTGATCTGCTCTACGATGGACGCGAGTTCTTCGTTAAAGGCAGAGACTTCGCACGCCATTCGTTTAATGTGGTCTTCGTCGCGGGTAATCCTGTGCTTGCAGAGCGGCAAAACCGGGCAGTAACAGACCAGATCGATCCACTCGCGCCGACTGATCCACAGACCTGCCTGTAGCTGATCCCAGTGTTCTGGCAATGGCTCGCCGAGCAGTAATGCCGCAACCTGTAGATGCCGCGCTTTGCTTTTGATTTCGAGCAATCCGTCATCGCCGAGTAGCCCATCTGGGCTGTAACCGACGCCCCCAGCCAGCTCAAGATCGCGGATAAATCCCACCTGCTCGCATTCGACGCCGGTCAAATACTCGTAGGCTTCACGCGCCTCGGGTTCTTCGCGCCGACCGCGCGCCATATCAGCATTGTCGAATACCTCAGATGGCTCGCGGGTAATCTTCTCGGCCGCGAGTTTCAGCAAATACGACCGGCGCATCTTCCCTTCGCCCTTGCCCCGAAACACCGAGCGCATTTCGCTCGCCGTGACCAGCCCGCAGCGCGCCTCGAGCCACTCGCGGGAACCCTGGACCATGTCCAGCACCTCCATCATCGCGACTTCGCTTTGGCGATGGACTGAATCTTTTGCTGCAGCAGGCTTTCGGCGAAGGTGAATTTTTGTGCCGGCAATTCGCTGAGCGCGCGTATCCGCAGCTTGGCGCACAACCGTTCCTCGTCGCCTTCTGGCAACTGTTTGAGCATTAGCTGCAGTGCCTCAAGCTGTCCCGTGGACAGATAAGCAGCGCCGCTTTCAAACGGTACGGCATCCGAGATGCTGTCGACCTCGCTTTCGTCGAGCCAGCCCAAACCGGCGATTGAAAGTGTGGCGCGGCGTTTCGCCTTAGTTTCGGCCTTCATCACGGCATTGGCGAGCGCTTCGCCCTTCAGGCCGGCAATCGATACGGCGCCCTGGGCGATGTCGCTACGCCCGTCGCGATCACGCACTTTGCACGTCACGATGTATACGCCTTCACGTTCGGTCTCGGTTATGTCCTCGACCGAAACGCCACGCAAGGTGCGCAACTGGTCGGTGCATCCGCGCAGCGCGTAGAGCTGCAACTTGCCGTTCAGCGTGATGTAGGCAAACGGTTGGGTCAGCGGATTCAGACCAACCGAGCGACAGACCTCGACGTAGTAGCGTGTACGTTCCGCTGGCGAGAGTTTCGCCAGATCGCCCTTGGCGATGACCTGTTCGATGATGTCGCCGGGAGCGGGGCCGAGCTGCATCTCGTCGCTTACCATGACGGCACCCACAGGGCGACGTACATGATCAGCGCCCACAACAGCGCATTGAGCATCAGCGGATACAGCAGGCGCCGCTTAGCGACGGTATGTTCTATGTTTAACAGTAAGTTGGTGATGCCGGCGACGTGCTGCATAAGCCACCTCCCGCTGGACGAGGCTTATGTTGCCTCGCCCAACGAAAGCTGGTCAAGCACTGTTTGTGGCTGATTCGCGGCGGTCGCCGGTTTCAACAGTTTAACTGTTTGCCGCCATTGGCGAATCTGTCAGCAACAATTAACCTGGGTCAAGAACCAGTTCGGTTGCCGTCGAGGCGGGTGGCAACAGCGTCGAGCACGCGGCTCAACACCTGAAAGCGTTCGCCTGTCGTCAGGCAGCGAAAGGCGCTGACCAGCACCCGTTCGTATTCATTAAGCTCGGCTGCTTCGCTGACCGAGGGCTCGCGACCCGGCCGCGCGCGGGTAAACGGGATCGGCTCCGGTGTGGGCTCGCTCGCAACTTGCTGGGTTACCGTCTTGATGTCCATTTTCAGAACGTCTGCCATGGCGGTCAATCTCTCCCAGTTTGCGCGCGACCTGCCCAGCTCGACATTTGAGAGGTGCGGTCGCGACATGTTTATCGCCCTAGCGACGCGCTCCTGGGACGTACCTTGTTCACGACGGATATCGCCAAGGCGTCTTCCGATCTTAGCATGCAACTCCGGAGTGTCTAGAATACCGAGGGCATCGGCTGGCGATAGCGGGATGGCGGCGTTGCTGGCCTCCTCGTCCGAGCCCATTGGATCGCCGTTGTGGTTGATCGCGGGTTCCATTGCCTCCTCACTTAGGCTTGGGTTTAAGTTTCTACGCTCCCTCTTGACGTACCCGGTACTGTTCGTCAACAGTTGTTGCTATGACCATCGACGAGATCGCGGCGGTGGCGAGCACGTTGCTGACCACGCCCGACAAAAAATACGGCGACATAAATGCACTGGCAGAAGTAGCCGGTGTCCACCACTCAACCGTGTGCGGGTGGAAACGGCACGGCTCGGTCCCGGTGCTGCGGGCACGCATCATCGCCACCAAGCTTGGAATCCCCTTGCACATGATACGTCCTGATGTGTGGGCGCCTCCTGCGCCGCGCACTAGATCACGCCAGCGTGAACTTTTACCAGCTTAATAGCAAGTATTTTATCTTTTAGTTGCACAGTAAGTTACTCGTAAGCGTGGTTAACCTCGGTTAGCCCTGCACGTTAGCCGATAGCCGTATGACTGTACATTAATCTAGATCAAGTTGCGGGGAGTGGGACGTGGCAAGACGGGGGCGCAACGTCCAGGCCGAGCGCGCTTTACAGCGTGAGGTTATGTTGCGCTTACGGTTTGCCCCCCTCGACGCAATCGTCATCGGTTCTGCCAACGGCGTTTTTATCCCCTCGCGCTCTCCAGCAGAACGCGAATTGGTGCGACGGATTGTCTATCAGCTCAAACTCGACGGTGCGATCACCCCCGGCGCCGCTGATCTAACGTTTTTGTGGGACGGTGGTTGCGGGTTGATCGAACTAAAGCGCCCGCAGGAACGCGATCTGCTCGGCACTGTGCGCGATCGCGGCCGAATCAGCCCCGAACAGGTCGCCTTTCGCGCACACGCCGAATCCAAAAACATCCCGTACAAGGTTTGCCAGAGCTGGGCCGAGGTGCGCGACACGCTCGTCGAGTGGGGCCGGCTGCCGTCTGCGTGGCGCGGCCGTGACGTCATCGGGCGGGCGGCGTGAGCGATGGACGACAGCTTCGTCATCGCCATCGAACAGTACCTGTACTGGCGCGAGCTCGGCCTCAGCGATCAGCAGATGCTGGACGCGATCGGCTTCTATCGCACCGACGCAAGGCTGCTCGGCACCTCCGAGATCATCGACAAGATCGCGCTGGCGTGGCGCGGTCTGCGGCGGGAGCGCGCCGCATGACCCACTGGATTGCCTTCATGCCGCAGGATTGGCTGCACGGCACCCGGCAGCTCGATAACGCCACGCGCGGGCTCTACATCACGGCTTGCGCGCTGATCTACTGCAACGGCGGGCCGGTCGAGATGGAGGTTTTGCGCCTCGCCTGCCGCGACCACGGCAACGCCCTCAAGCGGCAACTTAAAGCCTTGATTCAGCTCGGCAAGCTGACCTTGAGCGATGGTCGGCTCGACAACAAACGCTGTGAAACCGAGATTGAATACAAAAAGAAAAGAATTATAAATGCTTCGGAAAAAGCAGCTAAGCGCTGGAAAAATAAGGAAACCGGAGATGCTGCAGCAATGCTACAGCATTCTGACCCTCCCGCCCCTTCTTCTTCCCCCCCAGACCCCCCTAATAACTACCCCACCCACCCTTCCGTATCTCCTAGCGGAGATACGGCGCCGCAAGCGGCGCAAAAGCCGTTCGATCCGATCAAAGACCTGTGGGACAGAGGGCTCGCCATCATCGGCGAGAAACGGCGAAGCCTGCTTGGCAGGATGATCAAGCAATACACGGATGTCGCCGTGCTGGCAGCGATCGTCCAGACCGAAACCGAAATGCCGGCCGATCCGGCCGCTTTTTTCATCGCTTGCTGCAACGAAAGGGGAAAAGCCAATGGACAGCACGGTAGTGCGTCCGCCGCAATGGGCGAGTGGGCAAGACAGGCTGAGTCCGAAAGCCTTCGCGGTGATCATGAAGCCGCTGGTCGACGTGTTCGAACCAAAAGCTTGGGACATGAAAGTCTCGATCTATTTCGAAGCGCTTCGTGATGTGCCGGAACACCTGCTCGACACAGCGATCAAGCACTGCATCCGCGCCTGCGAGTTTTTTCCCAGACCGGCCGAGATCCGCCGCGCGATCAGCCATGAGCTCAAGGAGCTGCGCGATCGCCGCAATGAGGCGCTCATCCGCTCCCGCGCATTGCCGGAACCGGAGCGAGTGCCGCCATCCCCTGAAGACATCGCTTACGTCGAAGCGATTTTGCGGCCGATGCGCAAGGCAACGGCTGAGAAAACCGCGTGGATGCAGGAGGAATGATGGCGCAGGAACTCATCCGCTACGACGCCATGTGCCGCGCTATCGCTGAAGCATACGAGGTCGATGAGGTCAAAGACCTTCGCGACAAAGCGCTCGCGATCGAAACCTATGCCCGCCAAGCAAGGAACACTGAGGCCGAGCGGCAAGCTTGCGAGATCAGGCTGCGAGCCGAGCGCAAATGGGGGCAGCTCTACAAAGCAGCCGACAAGGCCAAGGGCGGCAACCCATCACTAGCCGGTAGGGGTTCAGAGCCGACGCTTTCAGACATGGGAGTATCGCCCAACCAATCCTCGCGCTGGCAAGGTCTCGGCGAGGTCGATGACGAGACCTTTGAGCGCGCAGTAACGCAACCCGGCGCCTCGACCAACGGCATTTTGGCCGAGGCAAAACCAAAGCAACAGCATCCAGTCGATCTGGTTAGCGAAGAGGCGCTTTGGCTGTGGGGAACCCTGAAAGACTTCAATCTCAACACTGTGCCATCGCGCATTTGCGACACGATGCTTCCGCACATGCGGAACAGCCTGCGGGATTGGCTTCCTGCCGTTATCGAATACCTACAGGGGATTGATCCATGAGCGAGGAAGAACAGCTTGCGGCGACGGTCGAGCGGGTAATCGAGCTTTATCGCGCCACCAAAGACGTGAGTCCTGCGTGGGTCGCCACGCAAGCAATGACGCTGATCGAATTTCCGCGCGAATTGCATCCACTCGGCTATGTCGGGTGCCATCTCGAGCTGCGCCAGATCGCGCGCGGAAAGCTGCGGCGACGGTTTGATCCAGAAGCCATCGCCGATGACGATGCCGATCCCGACCTTTTCCCCGAGACACTGCAGGAACGCTATCCGCTTCCCCGCAAGCCTGGGGAGGAACCGCGTTACCGCCTGCTCGACAATCTCACTGACGCAGATGTCCGCTTCAACGTAAACCGGATGGAAAAAGCGGGTGCTGCCTTGCTCAGACATGCCCGCCGCTTGGCGACATGGCATGCAAACCGTCGCTCTAGCGCATAGGAGCAATCATGAAAACCCGCGACTACAACGGGCGCAAAGCATTGGACCGCTGGGCCAAGGACAATGGCTGGGCGACGTTTGATGTGTTCCTCGCGACCGGCGGCAGCATCCTCGCTTGTCGCGAGGATCTGCTGGCAAAGCGCGACCAGATCGACGACGCGCTCTTTGCGCTCTTGCCGATCGCGCCAACGCGGCGAGGGCAAAAACCACTGACTTCACCGGTTGCAGTGATCGGCCCCGATGCCTTGGCCGCGGCCGAGGCTGACCAGGCAGGCGACGAGCCCGACCCGCACAACGCTGCGGTAGAGGGGCAGGATGCGGGATAGCGCGATGACCGAGCCGCAACCTGCTGACAACGCCAGCATTGGCGCGGATACGCCATCCTCGCGCTCGCTGGAAGAAGCCGCAGAGTATGTCCAATTAGCGAAAGAGGGCTTCATCAATGGCGCAGTTCTCGCCATTGCCGCCGCCCTCGACGCCGCTCGCACGGATGAACGGGAGCGCGTAATCGCAGAATTTGCCGGTGATTTGGTGAGCCAATTTGCTACCGTTCGCGCGGAGGAACGGGAGCGGTGCGCGCGGATCGCGGAGCATTTCGATCAACTCCCGCCAGCGACCATCGCCTCGGCCATCCGCAATGAAAACATTGGCGAGAGTGAGGAGAGGA